TCTGATCGTCTTCACCAATCTTAATATCTGCTGCAAGTAAAGATGTTATTGTTGTTTGAGCTGCGTTAAGTGCAAAGTCTACGTTATCATTTGTTGTATCATATGTTACAGCAATACCTGTCTCAGTATTACTTGAGAACATATTTGTACCAACTGTATCTCTTACAAAGGTTGCTAAGGCAACACCATTAACTGTGATTGCATCTGCTTCCATTGTACCATCAACATCTATATTAGCAGAAAACTCTACTGTAGGAGCTGTAACTTTTAAACTACCAGTTCCTGTATCTGCTATATATGAATGTGAACCATCATGGTAGATCTCTAAGCCATCAGATGATGTACCAAGGATAACTTTCTTGCCATCGTTAAAGACTAAGTTACCAGTCATTGTTGATCCAGCAACTGTTACACTACCAGCAACAATACCTTGGTGAGCCTTGACAGCAGCAACAAGAGTAGTTGCACCAATATCACTTGAAGTTACTAGATCTAAATCACCGATCTTAGTACCAAGCTCATTAGTCTTGACTCTCCATTGTTCAAATGTATTTGCCGTTGTTACGTTTACTGTGTTCGCCATATTATCTCTCTATTAATTGTTTAAGCATCATTTTAATTTCTGACACATCGTTTTCTAATTCATTTAATCTTACTGCTTCTTTCTTCATCCTTGCTCTATTAGCAGAATGTTGTGCACCTTCGCTGCTCATATTTATGATAGCACCAGACCTTGGGTCTCTTACTAAATTTTCATGTCCTTCAACTTTTATCATTATACTTGCACTGCTATAGCACGTAGCTGTTGAATCTTAGGAACAAAGCTTGTACCTGTAGATCTCATCACTAACTTAATTGCAAAATTAGTAAATGTATCAGTAGGATCAATAGTGTATTCTGTCTCTTCATAAGAAGATCCATCTGAGAATGCAACATTAGTTAACACGTTTGTTTGTAAGACCCATGCACCAGCATCAAAAGTTGCTAAAGTATTACCAGTCTTGTAATATAAATCAATGAATGTACCATTTGGTCTATTAAGATCTACATAAACTTTAATTTGATCTGATGAAACTGCTAGTTCAACCGTCTTCGTTACATACTTAGCTAATGAAGTACCATCAACCTTATCTGTTTCAGCAACAATCGTAAGACCAGAATGATCTGTAGCATCAATTAAACCAGTGTTATTATCAATTCTGTTTGCAATAGCAATTACAGATGATCTTTCCATATCAATAACCGGCGATAAGTAATTATTCGTCGAAGAGAATGAACCATTAAGCTGTATTGTATGTGTTGAACCAGACTTAATAACTTGAGGAAGTAATGGTGTATAGTTATCATTAGCAGTAACCGCTTGAGCAGTTCCTGATATAGATCCAGAAGATTTAGGTGATGTATTAACAGTCCATGACTGAGCTGTATCAGGTAGTACAATGTTTTGAATAACAGGAAGCATTGTATTCCAATCTAGATTTTGAAGTGCTGTAGCCGCAGTACCACCACCGTTACCGGCAGTAATAGCATTAGCGTGAGCTGCAGCAGCAATAGTGATAGTATAATCATCTGTTGTTGCTTCAGTAATCGTATGAGCTTTATTTAACTCAGCTGCAGTAAAACCGTTCGTTGCAGCGAAGCCAGCAAATGTTGTTGAATCACCAGCTTTCATACCATGATCTCTATGAGCCACTTTAACTATATTATTTGTACTTGCATTTGTAGCTAATGTTGTTAATGGATTGCTCTTTAAAGCTCTCGGACCTAACACATCATTTCTTAATACCGCTGTGCGTGTAGCAGAGATATCAAAGACACATCTATTCATAACAAACATCAAGTCTTTAGTTTGGTCAGCAGTCCATGTAGAAGCATTCTGTGACATAAATAAAACACCGTTGTATGGCTGTGATGAAATTCTGTTACCAGAAGCATCTTCACCACCGATCTCAGCATAACGTACTGTGTAGTTATTTGAGTTAGCTAATAGAACAAAAGCGAATTCAACTTTATCTTGTAAGTATACAGGTGATGGGAATGTGAATGATGTAGCTGTACCATCTATATTAACTGATCCAGGATTAAGTGTAACATCAGAGAATGGTAGAACCTCTTGTGTTGGGAAACCATTAACCATTCTTCTTATCTGTAATTGTACCGGTATAGCAGCATCTTTAGCAGTAAAGTAAATATCTATTCCACTAATGAATGCAGCCTTATCAAGTAATACTGATTGTGCTAATGGATCACTCCATGACACAACTCCACTATCAACAGTTTGACGTTGTAGTCTAGGAGTTCTAGTTGATAGAATAACTTCTTCTCTAGTTTCAATTAGACCTGCCGCAGTATAATCTGCAAATGCTGATGTATGTGTTAGTGCATCATTGTTAGCACTAGAAGATGTTAATTTAAATTCCTTTGTACCACATGTGAAATTCAATGCAGAGTTATTAGGTATTAAGAATGAACCTGTTACAGCACCGTTCGCATCTGTTGTTAATGCACCTGCAGCACTTGGGTGAGCAGTCTGAGTATTCGGTCCTACTAAAGGAGTATAACCTGGCTGAGCTTCATTAACAAACGCAGCTACAGAAGTACCATCAAAGAATGCATATACTTGAGTAGCAGGTTTCATACGTGTAGCACTAAAGTGTACAAGTCTTGTTCTCATAAATGGAACAAAGTTAACTTCTACAATCCTATCACCTTGACTAACTCTTGAAGTTTCAACTGCAATAGTTGTTTGAATACCTGTTCTAGATTTACCAGACTTATATCGTTGACTTCCACCGCCATAAGTATATGACCATGAACCTCTACCTCTAAAACTGTTTCTACTACCACCGGCTGAACCAACCATTTTTCCAGGAGTATAGACAGCATTATAACCACCGCCGCCACCGCCTGACCAATGAGTTTTCCATGCACCCCATACAGTTCCTAATTGAGGTTGTAATGCTTGTACCATAGCATCAAATTCGCCATCATTGTTGATGGTAACCTGTGGTCTACGATCTATATCAATCCATTCATCAGTCGATGGCGATAAAGCCATTGAACCTGTCCAGTTGAATACGTTATAAGGGTTAACATTAATTTGACCAGAGTACTGTGTCTGGCTTATTAAAGCAGCAGTACTATATGGTAATGTAACTAAGTCACCTGTTTTTTGTGTGCTAGATGATGCATGATGTACCATCGCAGCATTACCTTGAGAAAATGCAGGTCTTAGTGTACGATTAGGTATATCAACAGATGCTCTATATTCTTTTGACCAAGACTTAGACATACGAGTATTCGCAAATCCGTCTACTAAGTAACCAGCTTTCCATCTTGGATTATTAGATGAATCTAAAATTTGTCTGTTCTGTGCTTCAGTCTCTAAGAAATTAAGTGCAGTATAGTATTCTACTTGACCAACTCTTGAATCAAGACGACCGATGTCACGCATTGTGTATCTACGTTGATCTATAAATTCAACACCAACTTCAGCTGTAGTTAATGTATAAGCAGGTATGCTTAATGTATATAGATGCATTGAATCACTTGGACAGTGACCAGCTTCAGGGTTACGTGCTGGAACACCTTTTACAACACCGAATTTACCTTTAGAATCTAAAAAGACTTTATCCATTCTAGGTAAGTAGAACTGAATATCAGTTTCAAATTGTGAGAATCTTCTTGGAGCAAATGCTGTTCGTGCACCTGTACCAGTAAAGTTAGTACCAGCATCACTGACACGTGGTCTAAAGTCAACAGCTGATCTTAATTCTTGACCATCAGGTGTTGTTGGAATAAGTGAGTAATCAACTTGACCTGTATATGAATCAACTGTAAAGAAGTCACCTGCCGAATGTGTAAAGAACTTATATGTAACAGTAAGTGCTACAGCCGCAGTATAGTTTGATGTGGTCTTAAGTTTAATACGACCAATACCATACTTAGTCTCTGTTTGTCCAGTATCTAATTCAAAATGTTCAGTAACATTAGCAGATCCTGAAGTCTCAACAACTGAGGTTAAACTAAATACATCAGCTTTACCTAGAGCTTGACCGTCACCAGTATATCCACCTGACACACCAGCGGCAAAAGCTACTGAAGTATCTGAAGATAATGTTTTAGTCTTATGAATTGCAGTTTTAATAACAGGTGCAATTAGTCTTACACTATCACCATTAGCTGATGAAGGTAAGTTAGCTATGACAACACTTGGAGGTGATGCAGCATTATTAATTGTAATGTCAGCCACAACAACTTCTTCACCACCGACTGTTGAGTCAGTATCGTTAATTAGAATCCAGTTTGTGTTTGCTCCTTTAGAACCGAATTGCTCACCAGCAGATGCAGCAGTAAATGTAGCAGTACCAGAACCTGATACAGTAGCTGCAGTAAATACACGGTTAATTTCGTATCTATAGTTATAATCATCAGTAGCACTTTCGTCAACAACGCTATCACATGATTTAACTCTTTCATATGGTAGATCAAATACTAAGTTGTCAGTACCAAGGTTATATGCTGTAGTAGCAGCTGAGTCAGCTATCGTTGCAGCAAATGTTGTGCCTGATGCAGTACCTTCTTTATCATCTAGAGTAACAGCACCGGTCATTGTACCAGTGAAATCGAATATATGTAATCTATATCGTGAAGCAGTAGATGCACCATTACCACTTACACGTTCGATTGAACGAACACGACAAGTACCAATCTCACTACCACCTGAATTCTCAATACTTATTGTACCGAATGTAGTAATATCAGGTACGCCAGTCATATGAGTACATTCGATAAACGCATTATGAGTTACCTCTGTAAGCTTATCTGTAACTAATTCTGATGTTCTCGCTTTGTCAAATGCAACATTAGTAGTTGCTAGTGTCTGTATCTCATAACCTCTTACATAAGCTTTAGAAGGCTCAACTGCAAGAGATAATTTAGTAGCATCAGGACTTGCTGCCTGATGTGTTTTGACAAGTGCTTTGAATGGGTTAACATAATAGTTACCTGATTCATCAAATGTTCTACGAGCTAGTGTATCAGCTAGAACATTATAATCAGCACTGTTTGCATTCTTAGTAATAACACCAGCTTCTAATCGAGCAATAAGAACAAAGTTACCTGAGGTAGCATTCACTGCCTGAGTACTTAGTACTGCTGTAATAGAATAACGATGTGCACCTGGAGCCGAAACATTAGGTGTACCTGTAGCATTATCATTTAATGATGCATCCTCACCTGAACTAACTAATTTTTCAGTGACAAGTAAACCAATATCAAATGATACACTTGATGTATACTTAGATAATACAATAGTCTTGGCCTTAGCCACAACCATATGTTTCTTAATATAATAAATACCATCTTCAATAGATACAAGAGAACCGAATCCAGTTGCAGCAGATGCTTTCACTTCAGCTGTCTTACTACCTGTTGCTGTTAGCGATGCGTTATCTGCAAATACTGTACCTGATGTGTATTGTACCCAAAGTGTAATAGGATCAGAGCCAGTAGCTAAAGCAGCGTGAATAACTTTTGCTTTATTAGTACCATCACTAAATTCAGTACCAAGTAATTCAGCAACCGTATCAGCAGCTGCATTAACAGAATCTAATTTAACATAGTCAATTTTATTATGTAAGTGAACTGCACCAGGGACAACAACCGAACCATCTTTAAATAAATGATCACCTTGCGATGATATCTGATGTTGCAGCGCTGTTTGTAATTGCGTTAACTCTCTTGCTTGTACCGCCTTACCTGGACGAAATAATACTCTTTGATATTTTTCTTTAGGGCTTAAACCATCAGCTCCGGCCGTTAGAAAATCGTCGTAATATGGGGTTACATTAAATGAAATTGCCATGTTTCTATCCTATTTAAAATGCGATTATTAATCTTACTGTTTCAACTTGACCCGCCGATCTAGTTGTTGCTGTTCTATTTTCTATAAACATAACATCACCTTGATGATGGTTAATCAATGGTGCACCTACTGCTGTGACATCATTACCAGCACCTGATGAACCGGTTGCACGAGTAAAGTGATTTACATTGATTACTCCGAATCCAGTAGATTCATTCTGTATATAATGTAATACACCACTTGTGTTATTATATTCTACCACTATACCTTTAGCACCAACCGTGCCACTTGTATGAGCTTCGAATGCAAAGTCCGCTACATATGTAGATGCTAATGAAGCAGGAATCGTTACACTCTTACATGTATTGTATGCCGATGCTTCTGCAACTTGTGCAATAGTACCTGTACTTGAACCAGTTAACGTTGTAGCGATAGCTTTAAATATCTCTCCAACAACCGGGTTACCAGATGTAGATCCTGCAGTTGCAAAGTTAGCATCTGTAGTATTACCTATTGTTAAGATCTTATAGAAGTTACCTACAACCATTGAGCCAGTAGCTGAGATCGTTGCTGATTCAGTAGCTTTCTCAATAGGGTTTTTAACAACTGCTATTTGTCTAAAGTCATTACTATCAGGTATTGCTCCTGACTCATCGCCAGTAAATACCGTATTGATTGTTACATAGTGTGAACGTAAGTCGTTAGTAGCATCTTTACCAAATCCACCGATTGGGCCGATGACTGGTCTTACTACACCACCTGAACCACCGCCACCACTTATTGTGACAACCGCGTGTCTGTATCCTGTACCAACGTTAGTCATTGTAATACCTGTGATTGCACCACCAGAAACTGTAGCTGTAGCTGCAGCACTTGCACCATTACCTGCAATTGTTAATGTAGGAGCTGATGTGTATCCAGTTCCTGCAGTTGTGATCTTCATATTAAAGATTGCACCATCGACTGCATTTGTCTGAACACTAAATTGATTTGTTAATGCACTATCAGAACCAGCTGGAGGTGTTTCTTTAATATGTCTTACCGGTATAAATGATGTTGTTAAGAATTTAGTTACATCAGCTGTTGGGACTGTATACATGTATTTCCATATATAACCATCTGATCCACTATGATTAATAACACCAGATGTTTGAACACCTGTATTATCTGGGTTAGTTGTTGAAGCTCCTGTTCCTTTCTTCAAACACATATAAACGTTATTGTTTGCAGATATAACAAAATATACTTTGCTTTCTATATTTGTATCTTGATCGTCATATTCTACATATGAAGTACCTGAAACCCATAGGTTTCTTGGGGAGCAATGAATAATATCTGCAGCATCAACTCTCTTCATGGCAAACATATTTTCCCATAAAGTGTGTGATGTATAGTCATTTTCGTATGGAGTTGTCGGAACTGCGTCGTCTGTCCATGCGTTCGGCCTTCCCAGTGCCATGTAGAATTGATTATCACTAAGACTATTAACGAACGCGTTCGTTGTATCTAGTCTAAATTTACTTGTGATTATTGCTGCCATTTTATTTCCTCTCTTATGTTATGACGAGTGAGCTAGCGCCACCCATTCCAAATTGTGTACTTATATTGTTATTTATACTATCTTGAACTGTCCATCGTGCTAAATCTGAGTTCGGACCTAAATATCTGAACTTCATATTCTCCCAATGGTTATGCATACCTATAATGCCAAGCTCTGAACTGCCTCGTGCAAAGTGAGTATACGATTTCTCTAATATGTGACTATTAAATTGTGCTGGTCCAACTTGGAATGCACCAATGTTAAACTGAATTTTACCAACAGGTAACTGATTACCAAGTTGTGTTTGGTTATTACCTTGATTAAGTAACTGAATTAATATAACAATCTCACCAAAGAATTTAAATCCTGCTGGATGAACTAATCTTGTGAATGCATTCTTCCAATCAGCAATGTTCTTACCAGTCTTTAGAACATATGAGAACTGTTGATAGTAATAAGAGTCCTGTATAAATTTCTTATCAGATAAGAAACCATCTGCATTAGTAAACAAACCTTTGGCATATGTTCTAACCACATCGTTATTAGCTAATGCAGTGGTGAATGTTAATTTGTATTTAGTAGTAGTATCTGAATAGACTGACTCAACATAATGAGTACCTGGAGTCTTATATGTATTGTTTACAAATACAACATCATCATCAAATATTAAAGCTTGATTCGCATCGTTACTTCCAGTAACTACTGTTGGTGTTCCAGATATTGTAATTACATTTGCTGGTGTAAATTTAGTTCTATCTGCTATAATATCAGCTGTTTGATCTGTCCACTTTCCATCAGATGGATTAAGTATATCTACAAATGGAAAATATGTTTCAACATCATCATCAAATATAACACGGAAGAATGATGTGATCGATTCAGGTGTACCACGTGACTTATAAAATTCAACAAGTCTCTTATAGAACATCCTTGGATTTGTAGCAAAGTCTCTTGGTATTGCAACACCAATTTCGTTCTGTAGTTCTGTAAGTAATTCATCTTCTACATGATCGATATCTCTTTGGATATCTAATGAGTTAAGATAGAATCCTGATTTGTTTTGACGCTCTAAATATAATGCATATGTCTTAAGGAAGGCAACTAGATCAGGATACGTAGACTCTACGTGATCAGGTACTAGTTCATCTATATAAGATGATATATTATATTTACCAAGTGCTGGCATTAGTTACTCACCGTTGTATAATCAATACCAGCAGTTGTACCGCCAGTAGCCATTGTATCTATCTCGCCTGTAATTGTAGCAGTTGAGGTATTAATAGTTAATAGTTCATTCCTTGTAGGTGATACATCAGATGATGCAGGCTTAACCGTAACATCAACTGTAGTTTG